CTACGCAAGGTATACTAGGCACTAATGCGCTCAGTTACTAAGGAGATTTAGATGGCAAGCGGTTTTCCATTCGCAACAGGTGACGTATTACTAGCGTCAGAGATGAACGATCTAGTCGCGTTTACCCTAAACGCTCAGTCAGGCACTACCTACACGCTTGCATCTACCGACCAATATCAGGTGCTAGTGATCACAAGCAACGCAGCCGCTAAGACTGTCAGCATCCCAACAGATGCAACCTACAATTTCCCTGTTGGTACAGTGGTTTCATTTTTAAACACTGGTGCTGGCGATTTAACAATTAACGCAGTGACATCTGGAACCACCACAGTCACAAGCGCTGGAGCATCTTCATCAGCTCCTAAGGTTGGACAATACAAGAGTGCGGCAGCGATTAAAACAGCTGCAAACGCATGGACAGTGGTGGGCGCAGTTGCTTAATAACGTCATAAGTATTTTTTCAACAGCTAGCAATTTAGTGACCGCTGATTATTTAGTGGTGGCTGGTGGTGGCGGATCACAAGGCGATAGAGCTGGGGGCGGTGGTGCTGGTGGCTTGCGTTGCACTGTGACAAATACTGGTGGCGGCGGAAGTCTTGAAACAGCTTTAGGTTTAATTAAAGGTGAAACTTATACAGTGACAGTTGGAGCTGGCGGTACTGGTCGAGCCAATGGTTCAAACTCTGTAATCTCTGGCAATGGCATTACCACAGTCACATCTACTGGTGGCGGTTATTCTGGTTATTATGACAATTTTGTGGGCTACGCTGGCAATTCTGGTGGTTCAGGTGGCGGCGGCGGTGGTGGAGCTGGAGCGGGCAGTGCTGCGGGCACTACTAATCAAGGCTACGCCGGTGGCACTGGTGCAGATTTAGGCGGTGGTGGTGGCGGCGGTGCTGGTGCTGTTGGTGTTAATGGCGCAAGCAATGTCGGTGGCAATGGCGGCGCTGGAGTTTCAACTTCCATAACTGGTTCATCTGTTGCTTACGGCGGTGGCGGTGGTGCTTATGGAAACAGCACAGCCGGAACCGGCGGAACCGGTGGTGGAGGAAATGGAACTACATTTCCTGGATCTGCAACAAATGGCAGTGCGAATACAGGCGGCGGTGCTGGTGGTGGTTATGGTTCAACTCAATATAACGGCGGCTCTGGTGTCGTTATTATTAGAGCAACCCTACAAGCGACAGGAACAACCGGAAGCCCTACTTACACAACTTCTGGAAGTTTTCATATTTACACATTCACCGGATCAGGAAGCATCACTTACTAATGGCACATTTTGCGGAATTAGATGCTAATAACGTTATTTTGCGCGTATTAGTTGTCCACAACAGTCTTGAACATCGCGGCGCTGAATTTCTTGCCAATGATTTAGGTCTAGGTGGTCGCTGGATTCAAACCAGTTATAGCGGCACAATCCGCAAGAATTTCGCTGGCATTGGGTTTACTTATGATGAAAGCCGTGACGCTTTTATTGCGCCTAAGCCTTTTGAATCCTGGCTTTTGGATGAGCAAACCTGTAAATGGGTTGCACCAAAACCTTACCCCAATGACGGCAATTTTTATTCCTGGGACGAATCAAAGGGCAATTGGGTAGATGCCTAAATTATGCAAAGCCGGCATCCAATTACGCGAACAGATTGATGATGCGTTCCCCGATAGAGATAGACGTTCGGATGGGTGGATCGCTGACGCGCGTCATGCAGCTCGTAAGTCCGACCACAATCCTACTAGCGAGGGAATTGTTCGTGCCATCGACATTGACGCTGATTTTAAATCACACCCAGCCGAAGCATTCGATCTTGCGGATCAGCTTCGACTACTTGCCAGATCTGATAAACGAATTTCTTACATCATCTTCAATGGCAAAATTGCCAGCTACAAAAGAAATTACAAATGGCGGAAATACACCGGATTGAATCCGCACAAAACTCACATCCATGTAAGTTTCACGAAACTGGGCGATGAAGATCGCAGCATGTTTCGCATTCCCCTACTGACAGGAGAACCCATAAATGGAAAGCCTAAAAGCCGCAAGCGCATCTTGGGCAAGATCATTCCTAGCAGCAGCACTGGCAACTTATCTGGCAGTGGGCTTGGATTGGAAAACAATTCTAACAAGCGCTGTGAGTGCAACTGCGCCTGTAATAATCCGCTGGCTTAATCCCAACGACCCCGCTTTCGGAAGGCGATGACTCCGGCAGAATGGGCAGCCTTTGTCGCTGCCATCCTTTCGTGTGTCGCTTTAATTGTCGGCGGGCTTCGCTACATTATTAGACACGAAGTACCGGCATTATTAGAAGGGTCAAACATCGTGTCGCGTATCGAAAAATTAGAGCACATGGTTCTAGAATTGCTTACTAATGAGCGCAAGAAAACCAACAAAAGCAGAACGCGCCGCTAAGCGTAGAGCTAAGGAGCGTGCAGCTGCACGCAACAAAGCCGAACCGCTGCGTCCCATAGATCTTTGGGCTGCATCAATTGTTGAGTGCTACGAAGCGTTAGTGCGTGCAGGATACGGCGAGGATAAAGCCCGCTGGTACATCGAAGAAAAAATGCGCTTGCCCGAATGGATAGCGCCAGAGCCTGCAGACATTCCTTACTATGACGATGATGATGAGGATGAATGAAACGCATCGTAGTCATTTCAGACCTGCAAGTCCCATTCCACGATGAACGAGCAGTCAGAAATGTCGCAACATTCATCCGCAGGTGGAAACCTGACGATGTTTTATGCGTTGGTGATGAGATCGACTTCCAGACCATTTCACGTTGGTCTAGTGGGCGCGATGAATGGTCGGGCACAATTGGACGCGATCGCGACACTGCTCAAAGCGTTCTCTATGAACTCGGCATTACCCACATCGTTAGATCAAACCACACAGACAGACTGTACAAATCCCTAAGCTCTAGGCTACCCGGACTGATTGGACTGCCCGAATTAGAGTACGAAAACTTTATGGGGTTTAAGACTTTAGGCATCAAGTTTCATCGTAAACCTTACGAGATTAGCCCTGACTGGATTATGGTTCATGGAGATGAGCAAGCCATCAACCACAATGCCGGTTTAACGGCCTTAGGAGCCGCTAGAAGGCATGGAAAGAGCGTGGTGTGTGGTCACACCCATAGACTAGGGGTTTCGGCCTTCTCAGAGGCCTCTGGAGGCGTTTTAGGGCGTATCCTGCGAGGCCTTGAAGTAGGGCATTTAATGGATGAGAAACAAGCTTATTACACAAAAGGCACGTTTAACTGGCAAAAGGGTTTTGGGTTGCTTTACGTTGACCGCAAGGGTACGACCCCAGTAGCAGTGCCAATTGATAAACAAGGCAGTTTTGTGGTAGAGGGTAAGCGCTATGGATGAGTGGGTGGAACCTGAAACCCATCGCACCATAGACGATCACATCGACCTTTTCGAGACCATTTCGTTATAAGACACGCCGGTGCTCCGGTTATTGACAATTCCCATTTAGGCGTACCCTTTTCATGTGTCCAAAAGTTGGACACTGGAAGGAAACCATGTTAGAAGCTTTTTTATGGGGCATCACTGGGGGCTTACTTGTTCTCGGTTGGTTTCTCAGATTAACTAATAACCACTACCAGAAGGGCTACAGGGATGGATACAACAGAGGCAAAGCGGTGGCGCTCGAAAGACATTTTGACTAATGCAGCGGACATCATTGACGAAAGAGCCAGAACGCATGGTCATTACGACCTTACAATGCTGCGAACAGCGAAACTGTGGTCAGACTTCTTGGAGCGAGAGATCGATCCAATGGACGTTGCAATCTGTATGGCTTTGGTCAAGCTCGCACGCATCATGGAAACTAGAAACGTCCACGATAATTTTCTGGACGCAGTCGCGTACTTCGCAATCGCCGGAGAACTTGCAGTCAAAGATTGGCACGATCTGGATGCTTTCTAGAGCTAAAAAAGGTGTCTGGTGCTGCTATTGCAAGGTGCGATGGGGCACAGACAATTGGCGCGGACAGACGCAAGCCGTCTGGACAATAACTAGCAAACGTGGCAATAAACTCATTGTCAGGTCTTACTGTCACCCTTGTGCAATGGAAGCACAAACGTGGCACGATGGCACTGTTTGGACTTTCAAAGAGCAACTCGAATACGCCAAAGGAGCACAAAACCTAGATGTTCAACCTTAATGATTATGAAGATGTAGATACGAGGATACATAAATTTTATGAAACGTTTCCAGATGGATCCATACACACTGAACTTATTCAGAATGACGATGAAAAAGGAATCGTTATTTTCAAAGCTACTGCGTTTCGTACCTATGCAGATTCTGTGGCTTCCGCTATTGGCTACGCGCGTGGCGCTCGCAAAGATCGCGGTGTGGATCGCGATTTCTGGTTTGAAAATTGCGAAACGTCTGCAATTGGACGATGCCTGGCTAATCTCGGTCTATCTGCTAGAGGAAAGCGAGCAAGCAGCCTTGAAATGGCAAAGGTTGCGGACGCTCAGGCAGATGGTAAGCAACCGGTACGCGTACGCACCAAAGAACACAAGGAATTCATCGAGCAACGAAACCCCGAAGCCGAAATTGTTTGGGATACTACGATAGAACCACCAGCTGACGAACCAGTATTTAAAGCAGATGATTTAGAAAATCTGTTAGGTGATGTGCTAGGTGCTCAGCCAATTCCTACATGTAAACATGGCGCTAGAATCTTGCGAGAAGGCACAGGAAAAAAGGGTGCTTATCGTGGATGGTCTTGCCCGCTTCCCTATCGCCAGAAGGCAGAACAGTGCAAAACAATCTGGATGATCCTAGACCCTAGCGGTAAATGGTCATTCAGACCAGAGGATGAGGAATTGGTTGCCGGATGAAATACGCACAAGTCAAGCAAGTAATCAATGACGCAAAACCATGTCCGGATGGACACTCCATTGCTTCATGCGCTAGCTGCGTGGCCGATGCAATCGCTCGCATCGATGCCAATAAATGCTGGTACTGCCGTGATGCAAGGATTACGCGAGCATTGAAGCTTTACTTCGATACGCACAATCTGGTTCATTTAGTATGCGAAAACTGCGCTCAGGCTGTGGATGGCGAGCGTTGCACATTTATCATGTTAGAAGGGCAAGTATGAGATCAGGATACTGTTTAGGATGCAAGAGATCGGCGCTGTTATTTCCGGATTTATGCGCGGAATGTGATCCACAAGGGGGTGATGAATGATGCTGGTATTAGACAGACGATTAGACGTGTGCGACAATTGTAACGAGCCTATAACTGCGGGAACAGTAAAGCCGTGCGAATGTCGCACATGTCATGTGAGGTCTAACTAAATGTCACAATCTCG